CTCCGGGTGCCCGGCATCGGCGTAGACCTTGGCGACGGCCGAGAGCGTGCGCGGGTCGTTCATCCCACCCGTGACGAACCGGGCCACTTGCTGATCCGCCGGGATGTTCGGGTCCATGGGTGCGCCCATGGCGCCCGACATGATCTGCAGCGCCTGCTTGTGCGCGGCGTCCAGCGCCTGCTCGCGCTCGATCCGGCGCTTGGCCTCGCCGATCTGGAGCCCTTGGAGTTCGGCCTGCCGCGCGCCCTGCTCTTCCTGGAGCTTCAGGCGGCGCTCGTCGTTCGCCTGCTGCGACTTGAGATTCGCCCCCAGAATTCCGGTGCGGTAGCCAGACTGAAACCCATCCGCCAACCCGCCCGCGAGTGATCCGATGTTCATGTGCGCTCTCCGTCTTAAGCGTTGTACCGGGACCAGTCGTAGGCGCCGCCGCCGGTGGAGCCCGGAACCTGAGCCTGCGTGATGCCCTTCCCGACTTGACTGCCCACCATGGCGCCCATGGGTCCGCCGGCCATGAACCCGATGCCGGTTCCCACCAGCGACCCGATGCCCGCCCACTTGTTCGCATCGCGCTGCTGATCGGCGTTGTACTGGTTCATCTGGTTCGAATAGATGCCCTGGAATGCGTTGTTCGCGCCGGTGAACCATGGCAGCGCCGCTCCGGTGCCGGTGTTGTACGACTGCATGCCCTCGCCGAGGATGCCGCTGGTGGTGTTCGCTCCGGTGAGCGCCAGACCGCCTTGCGAAGTGGCGTCTTGCAGGATGCCGCGGCCGAGGTTTGCGGCGTTCGTGCGCATCGTCACGCCCTGCAGCTGCCGGTCCGTGCGCGCCTTGTTGGCGCCGCCCGCTTCCGCTCGCGCCTGCTCGAGGCCGAGCATGTAGTTCTGCGACGCGAAGTTGTTGGGGTTCATGCCGTACCGGGCGAAGTTCCCCCGCATCTGTCCTCGCATGCGGTTGAACGCGCTGGCCGTGTCGGTGATGGCCCGGCCCGCCGCGGCCTCCTGCGCCTGCGGCGAATCCCAGGTCATGGCATCGCTGGCCACCCGCTCATTGATGGGCATGAAGGTGTTGTCGTACTGCGTACCGACGCGCCCGCCGCGGTCGATGGCGCCGGAGACGATGCCGCCGGTCTGCCCGGACAGGTTCTGGTACAGCGGCTGGAGGCGCTTTGCTTCCGAGAGATTCCACGCGTACGTATCGCCAGCGATGCCGCTCATCTTCCCGGCGTTCTCGATGAGACGCGGGTCCATCTGCGGAGCGCTCCCGCCACTGCCACCGAACAGCATGTCGGTGATGCCCAGGGGGTCGATTGCCTTCTTGAGGATGCTCATTCCGGTCTCCGGTCAGATCGTTTCGACTTGCATTCGGTAGTCGCTGTTGAGGCCGGCGCGCGTGATGCGGCCCGTCGCTCCAGCGGCGACCACGTACTCGGTCAGATACCTGTCGCGCTGCTGGCGCATGCACAGACCGGTGCCGAGCTTCATGTAGAACAGGAGGACGTCGTTGGCGTTGTTCGCCGTGGAGAAGCGCCGCTTGTCGTCCATCGTCAGAATCGGGCTGATTGCCCCGGTTACCGTGAGCGTTTCGTACCCTGGCAGCAGCGGGTTGTACCAGTAGAGCTTGGGCACGCCCGCGTCCACGTAGGACAGGAACGGGAAGCCGTTCTGGTTGAAGCCGAGACTCACCTGGGTGATGCTCGTCCCGGTCAGAAGCACCGTCTCGTCGAGCGGGTCATCTTCCGGGTACACCTTGGCTTCGGTCCCCGTCGTCGTGGCCACCCAGACCCGCTGGTTGATGCCTTGCGACCCGTCGTACAGGGCGATGGGGCCGAGTTCTCGGCTCGTCCCGCTGAGAGACGGGCTCGAGTCCGCCGAGGACGCGAAGGCTTGCCCGGTTCCGAGGGTCAGGGTGTTGCTCACGGGCAGCGACATCACACCCTCGCGAACGGCAGTCGCATCACCAGCGTGAGCGACTGAAGGTTCGTCTTCACGATGGCGGTATCGAACTGCATCCCGAATTTCAGCGCGGAGTTCACCGTGTTGAAGATCACCGACTTGATGGAGCCGTTGCCCTGGGATGTGTTCCAGGACACATTGCTGTCCCGGTAGTAGTTGCCGGTCGTGTACGCGGGCGAGGACACAGAAGTCGCGTTACCCAGGTTTCCGGTCGGAACCGTTCCCGAAGTGTGAGCGTTCAGGGTTCCGGAGTAGGCCGTCGCGCTTACAAGCGAGAAGTTCGACGGGATGATGTTCTGGGCGTTGGCGGTATCGAACCGGCGGAAGAACCCGGTGTAGCCGGTCCCGGAAATGTCCACGGAGAATGGGACGTCCGTCGTGATGACCTCGTCGCACAGCGTGTACGTGACGTCCAGTTGCTCCGTGACCGCCACCGACAAGCTCGTTGGCGTGCCGCCGCCGTCTACGATGAGCGCTCGCGAGAACAGATTGTTGAACGCGAGGCCGACGCCGACTTCGTTGTAGTTCCCGTTGAGCGCCCCGACAACGAACCGGTATGTGGTGGTCGTGCGCCTCTGGTACGGCGGGCCCGCATCCACCGTGTTCAACTGCCCGCCGATCTGGTTCCCGGTCGCCGCCGGGTTCGTCAGTTGCGTGTCGGTGACGGCCGGGGTCGCGGTTCCCGTGCTGATGTAGCAGTTGTTGATGGGGCTCGCCTGCGTGAAAGCGAGGTTCTGCCCGTTGTTCGTGATGAGGTTCGGAGCGGGGCACTCCAAGACCTTCTCGCGCACGCCGTTCGGGTACGTCTTGTAGAACTCGAAGTAGCCGCGCGAGCGCATGCCGAACGTCAGCCCAGCGTTCCGGCGCGGGAAGAGAAGGTCGGCCAGGCGGGGGAATCGTGGGATCAGGATCATGCAAGTGTTCCGCTCAGGATGGAAACGTCGGCCGTGTATCGTTCACGCGGCCAGTTCGTGTAGAACTTCTGGATCACCACCAGCGTGGAGTCGCGCACCTGAAGGTCTGCGGTGTACGCCTCGCGCGGCCAGGTGTAGAACTTCTGGATGGAGATGAGCGTCGAGTTCAGGGCGTGGATGCCTGCGGTGTACGCCTCGCGCGGCCACGTATAGAACTTCTGGATCGACACCAGCGTGGAGTTCAGCGCCTGGATGCCTGCCGTGTAGGCCTCGCGAATGTCCTGGATCAGCCAGACCTTCGGGACAGACAGGTTCGCCCTGTACGGTTCGGGCGGCTGGTCCACCGGGTAGCGCTGCGACACCCAATACTTGATCGCGTCGCCGATCATAAGGAGCGCCTGATGGATCGAACTCATGTGATCCCTGTCCCGGCAATCATCCACTCCGTCGTGCCGACCTTCACGGCGGTGCATACGCCGTTGGCGATCAGCGTGTGCGGGCCCACCGCGCCCGTCCCGCCGCGGCGCACAACGTCCGTACCGTCCGCGTCGATGATGAGATCACCCGCCCCGTTGCGATTGAAGAACGAGATGGCCGCGCCCAATGGGTAAGGGACATCCACGTTCGCGGCGAGCAAGATCGTGAGGGTGCTCGGGTCGCTCGACGGATGGATGATGGACTTGCCCGCATCCTCGGCCGTCGTCGTGTAGCTCCCGGTCTTCTCCTGTCCCGGGATCGCCCGGTATCCGACCTCGGTCAGGTCCAGGCCGCCGCCCTGGAGCACCATCCGGCCGGACAGCACGTTGAAGCTGACGATGGCGTTCTTGCCGGTACTGACCTCGATCGGAAGAATCCCCGTGATGCTCAGGATGCCGCCGACGTCGGTCTCACCTTCGAACACGACGGACACATCGTTGTCGATGCCGTCTTGCAGCACCCGGATGATCTCGTTGATGGCGATGGCCAGATCGTTCGGGAGCACTTCGCCGCGCAACTGCTCGATCTTCTGACCGCGGCGTCCGGAGTAGATCTCGAGCGTTTCCTTGATCGGCTTCATGACCGGCAGCAATTCGTCCGGCCACTTCGTGAGCGCGGGGATGCTTGGCTTCTTGATGAAGCGCGTGATCCGGCGGCGCCGCGCCATTACTTGCCTTCCTCGCCGAGCGCCTTCGTGTTGTTGGCGATGAGGATCGCGCGCACGGTCACGTTCGCGATCACCCGGACAGCCCAGTTGTCCCTGCGATTGTTCTGCACGTCCACGCGGAACGAACGGTCGTTCGTGACGCGCTTGTAGAAGACGAGCCGCTGATCCTGGTAGAAGTAGAACCCGCATTCCTCGTACACGATCACCGGCAGCGGCGTCAGGTAAATGCCGCAGAAGGGCAGGAATCCGAACGGAACGATGCCGATCTCCCCCCCTTTCCAACCGGTTGCCGTTGCCGAGATTGCCTCGTTGGCGCTGGCCACGGCCTCGCGAGACGCCTGGAGCGCGGCGACCTCTTCCTCCGTCTGGGCAAAGTCCACATCGAGCTTGGCAGCGCCCCAGACGAGCGGCTTGGGCTCGACGAACTCCTTGGACTGCCAGTCCATCTGCGCCCTGACGTCGTTGTCCCACTCGCTGATCGCGTTGTTGCGCAGCACGTAGAGCTTGCCGTTGCGCCGGTCGGAGTACAGCCCGTCGGCCTGGATGGATGACGCAAACAGCGGCGACTGATCGCCCGGGTCCAGGATCATCATTTCCCGAACACTCGACCCCGGACGCTGGTAGGACGCCACGTACCGGCCATCGTAGTTGGCCGCGAAGATCGAGAACGGGTTGATGCCGGTCTCGTCGTCGATCCATTCGCGCTTGGTGAACAGATCCTTGGTGATGACGTACGCCCCGCCAGGGCCTTGCACGGCGATGCCTTCGTGCGTCGGCCAGGCAACGCCCACGGGAAGCGACACGGTTCCGCGCTTGGAGAGGCACGGGTAATGCACCTGAGCGCCTTCGAACGTGATCGCCGATGGGTCCGTACCCGTTGCCACGTAGTGGGCGCCCTCGGTAGTCATCACGACCGTCTGTCCCAGGTGGCCGAGCGAAATGCCCTGATAGTTCGCGTACTTCTGGTACGCGGCCGGCCACGCGTGAGGGAGCCCGGCCTCCGACAAGCACAGGCGCGTGCCGGAGATCCCGGCCAGCGACCCGTTCGGGAGCGCGATGAGCGAGTGCATGTCGGCGGGCGGCATCTCCCATCCCTGGGACAGCAGGATGTCGCCGTCCAGGTCATTGACGATGATGCTGTCCACGTAGGACGTCGTCGCCAGGGATACGTCGGCCACCTTGAAGAAGTCTTCTCCCGTGGACCGGTATATCCGCTTGAGCATGCCCGAAGTGTTGTGGGGCGCGTCCCGCGTCCAGGTGCCGGAAGACGGGAACTCGTTGTCCGCGTCCGCAACCTTGAACGTGGTGGAGTCCACGACCTCGGTGATGCGGTACCGGTCCCCGCCCGCGACGACATACTCGTGCGCCCGCAGGTACAGCGTTGACGTCCCGGATACGGTGGTGATCCCTGACGAGTGCGTCTTGCCGGTGATCGTGTTGGAGTTGTTCAGACTCACCTGGGCGACGTTGACCGTCCAGGAATCATCCGGCTTGCCGACCCCGGTGATCGGTTCGGACGGCTGTCCCTCTTCCTCGTAGCGACTTCCGTCGGACTGGATCGTCACCGAGACGAAGGTGTAGACGTACACCCGAGACTCGTCTTCCTCGGCCACCCCGCCTGCGATGGTTCCCAGGGTGGGTGCGGTGAGCGGACGCGGCACGCCGAGCACGAAGCAGGTATTCGGGTAGCGGTTGTCCGATAGGGTGATTGCCTTGGCCAGCGTGGTCTTTCGGGGCTCTCCGTCCCCGGTGTAGTACACGTTCTGATCCACGTCGTTGGCGATGAGCGGGCGCACGGCGTCCACGTCGGTGGTCCAGGCGAGGAACACATCGCTCCCATCGTCGTCCGTCAGACGGTGCGCAGAGAGCAGCGTGCCCGCCTTGCTCGACGAGTAAACCTGCTTCGGCAGCTTGAGCGGGACGAGCTCACCCGATGTGATGACGGTATTGGACGCGATCTGCGCCTGGTTGGGGCCCAACAAGCGCCGGCCGATTCGTGGCGCCAGACCGCCGCCGAAAGCACGCAGGGAGCGAACGGTCATGTCAGTGGGCCTCGCCGGGCGGGGGCAGTTTCCCGCCCTGCGTTGCAACGGACACGGCCACGCTGCGCGCCATGTTGTCGGCGATGCGTCCCAGGCCTACGGCAATCTGCTGTCGGCATGCGCCGATCTCGGCCGCGGGGCGGTTGGACGCCTTGATGACCTCGGTCAGGAAGCCCGGCAGGGCCTGCAAGCCGCACTGCTTCATGATCCTCGACTCGCCGGTGGCCACGTTCTCCGCGGTCCACTCCCACCACGCCGGGCATGACGGGCCGTTGGCGGGATCGTTGTTGCGCGGGCACTGCGCGCACTGAAAGGCGTTCGCGTGGTTCATCAGCCGGAGGCTCGCGTGCAGACGATGACGTCGGTGTAGGCGGGACGCCACGAATCGCCGATCGTCAGGTCGTGGTTGTGCGGAAGTCCGCCGCCCGTCGAGCTTGTCACGTAGTTCTGCTGCGTGACCCGAGCCCCGCCGCCGCCCGCGTTGCCGATGCCGGGCTGGTTGAAGGTGACGGCATCGTGCGTGTGAGCCGGAATCTCGTCGATCGTGAGGGTGTGGTCGTCAACGCTGATCCCGCTGATCGTCCACGAACCGCCGTTCCCGCCGCCGGCCGTGCCGGACACCCTGAGCACCCGGTCGTTGACAGCGGCGTCGAGCGTCCATCCGGTGGGCGCGGCAGCTTGGTGGAACACCGTGCGGGTGCCAACGTCCATGCGCGGGCGTTGCGCCATGCTGGTCTGGAGTGCGGCGACGGATACCTCGAGGGCGTCGATGTCCGTCTCCGCAAGGTCCAGGCGGGCGTCGAGCGCGTTGATGTCGGCGCGGAAGTCCGCGAACGCCCCGGCATTCGGGGCGCACACGCAGATGTCGTCGGTGCTGAACGTATTGGCCGTCGTGCCGTCGTAGGCCCGCGTCTCGACCGTCACCACATCGCCAGAGCGCGCCGAGCACCGGAAGCACTCGATGGCGGAGTAATCGGCCTTGATGATGGTGAGCACGAACCAGTTGCCCCCGGTAGGACCCGGGAACAGTGATCCGAAGCCCACGGAGAGCGTGATCGACGCGATCGCGCTGGTGGTGGTGATGGCCGCGCCGAGCTTGCAACTGGCGCCGTTGGTGAATATCTGGTTAGGCATCGAGCGTCTCCTTGGCCGGACGCACCGGCTTGGGCTTGTCGTCCTTGCGCGAGGACGAGAGCGACGTCCCGATCCAGAACCCGAGGACCATGATGACGCTCGCGTCGAGCATGCCGGTCATCCGCATCACCAGATCACGGTTCCCGGCGGGGATTTCCACCGAACTGAGCACGACCGCCTGCATGTGCCACCACATGCCCATGACCGCGACGGAGACCATGATCTGCGCGAGAATGCGCACGAATTCGATCATTGCGCCCCCTTGGGTGGGGGCATCTGCAGCGGGTCCAGGCCGATGCGCTGGCACCAGTCTCGGACGTCGAACGAGGGGCACTGCTTGACCCATTCGTGCGGCTCGACGATGCCGTCGCCGTCCAGGTCGGGGGACAAGTCGCGGTGGCCGCAGATCACGGCGTTGGGGTAGCTCACGCGCAGATTGCGCAGCAGCTGCTCGAGGGCCGTGAACTGGGCCGGCAGGAAGTTGCGTACCGCCTTCCCGTTGACGTCCGCCCCACCGATTAGGCAGATCCCGAGGGACCGACTGTTGTAGCCCTTGGCGTGCGATCCGGGCTGTGTGATCGGCCGACCGACTTGCCATTCTCCGGAGGTCGGAATCACGTAGTGGTACCCGATCCCGTCCCATCCCTGTTCGATGTGCCACCGCTCGATGGTGTCTGCGGTGATCGTCGGGCTCGCCTGGGTCGCCGAGCAATGCACGACCAGGTACTCGACGTTCTTCATCGCGGTACTCATGAAAGAGCCTCCAAGATTGCGGCCACCTGGAGCGCAAGCGCGAGCGCCAGCATCACGCACTCTGCAATGCGCTCCACGATGTCGTGGCCGATGGGTTTCACTGCTTGAATACCGCCTGTTCCACCCGCGTGATGCGCTCGTCCTGCTTCTTCTCGATGCGCTCCATCATGTCTCGGATGTCGCGCAGGAGCGGCGCCAGATCGGTCTTCCGTGCGTACTCGCGTTCGTTGTGCAGCGCCAAGTCGCTGATGTCCTTCTGCTGCTTCAGAGCCAGTTCGTTGAACTGCGTGGCCATCTCGTGGTGCCGAGTCCACAGGACATGCAGCCACCAGCCGAGTCCGGCGCTCGCCACGCTCCAGCCCCATTGGGCGAAGAATTCCCAGTCCATGGCTACCTCCCGAACACGACGCTGATCTCGTCCTCGGACGAGTAGTCGCCGGCGGAGTTGAGGCGACCCGTGGCCTTGGTCACGCCTCTGTCGAATTCGCGCTCATGAAACAGGCCGAGGTCAGGGTTGCTATACGGCTTGCCCGGAATGCGCATGAGTTCGAACTTCGCGCCGGAGGCGATGTATCCACGCCAGTCGGCGTAGTACGCGTCCGGGAACACCGTGGCGTCGATCTTGGGCGCCTGAACCGCGAGCACTTGCAGACCGCCCTCGATCGCGACCGTGGGCGTCGGGAACAGAGTGACGACGTTGTCGAGTTCCCAGTAGTAGTGAACAGGCCGCGGGCCCGCCTGGGTGACGAAGTTGGGATAGGAGCGGATGAGTTCCGGGCGGGAGCGCTTGTAGATGCGCGTTCCCGTGACCCACACCTGGACGACACCGACGATGCTCGTCTCGTCGAGCGGCTCCACCGGCACCAGCGGGTAGTCGCGCTGGCCGATGACGATGTCGATGTCCGTGAACGCGGGGTGAAGCCACAGGCCCGTGCGCTGGAAGAACTCGCGCGCCTTCTCCCTGATCTTGTCGAGCGCGAGGGCGCGCGGGCATCCCGGAACGTCCGGTAGTACCTCGTCGAGAAGAACGGTCATGTCCATCAGGCGATGCCCTCCTTGTAGAGGGCATAGAACGCCGAGGCCGCACCCTGCACTGCGTACTCGTCGTCCTTGAACTGTGCCCGGGCAACGATGTAGTCCTGGATGGCGGGCTCCACGAACCCGTCAAGCGGAAACGCGTCGTCGATCTCGAGATCGGGCACCGTCTCGATGGGAACGCCGAAGAACAGATCCGGGCGCTTCGACTGGAGCAGGCGCAGCCCATGCACCAGGTGCTCGAAAAGCTCGTCGTTCGGCCATGTCACGGCGCCCGCATCGTTCAGGTGCTGCCGCCGGGCGCGCTCCACGATCTGGAGATTCGTGCTCACTAGATGAGCCTCCCGTCAGCATCGAACTCCAGCGCCGGGGCCGCTTCGCCCTCCCCTTCCGGCTTCGAAAGCTCGGGCGCGGGGGTGTCGTGGATCTCCGGACGCACGTTGAACGGGATGTCCTGGGGGTGACGCGGGTCGCGCTCGTCCCGGGCCACCAGCAGGCCCGGGTACTGGCCGTCGCGCACCAGCTCACTGAGCGGCACGCGACGACCGGAGCGCTGGCACTCGCCGTATCCGTACTTGTGGGAGGTACGCATAGGCTTACGGCCAGAGGCCGAGGAGGTTAGTGGCCGTCGTGCCCGTGGCCCAGACGCGCTTCACCTGGATCTCGAGCATGGTTCCGACCGGCACGGATGTGAAGTTGAGGAACTGATCCTCAGCCATGCCCGCTAGGGTGACGCGGATGTTTCCCGCGCCACCCACGTAGAGCCGGTTCGTGGTCTGCCGAATGTCCACGGTGTCACTCGGCGTGATGGCAGCGCCCCCGCCCGACGCGACGGTCGCGTCGGCACTGGTGAATTTCCCACCCATAGGAACCTCCTGGGATTAACCGGCGTAGTGAGGAACGCCCTTGGCGCCGATTTCGGACCCGTTGACGGTCACCATGTAGACGGTGAACTCGGTCGTCCCGTTGGCAGCGCTGTTGGGGTCGTAGGTGCCGCGAGGGTCGCCCGTGGTGGCGGTCGCCGGGCTGGTGGTGTCTCCGGCCACGACGGTGGCCGACGCGATGTCGGCGGTGTCGTTGGCGTACGCGGCCACGATGCTTCGCTTGCCGGTGATGCGCCACGGAAGGCCGAAGATGTCGCTGGTGCCGACGGTGGCGCCGGTGACGTTGGCGCTGAACGTGACGGAAACGATCTCCTTCGCAGCCTTCTTGCCGGCGAAACTGGTGCCGGAAGCGGACTGCTCGACGAAGAGGTTGCCGTACACATCGCGGGCGGTAACGGTGCAGATCGCGGTGTTTGTCCATCCAGCGACTACGGCGCGCGGCACATCGAGGTTTGCGCCGACCGCGCCATTCAGCAGGGCGGCGACTCCGGCGCTGACGGACTGCGATGCGCAGATGCCATCCGCGTCAGCGGTGGCGGGGGTGAACACGTAGGGGATGACGGGCTTGAAGTCGATGCCGCGACCGGTGCGGGTCTTCGCGTCGCCGAAGGCGAGCGCGATGGCATGAGAGATGACGTGACGAGCTGCGGACATGGGACTTGCCTCCAGACGGCTGTTCTGACAGCCGCCCGCTCAATTCAGGCGGGCGTCAGAGGAACTTGGGAAGAGAAAAGGCCCGACCAACTGGCCGGGCCTTTCTCGGGGATGAACTACTGAACTACGTTGATCAGGACGCGCCGGAGCAGCCGAACGCGCCACGCGGGTCGGTGAACCCGAACGAGTAGCGCTCGCGCGCCTTGTAGCGCAGGTTGCCGGACTCGAAATCGCCTTCCATGCCGCGCATCATGGCCACGCGAACGAAGTGCTTGAGCCCGTCGTTCACATCGGTCTTGATGTGCCAGGAGTTGGCGTCGGTCAGGCGACGGTTGACCGCCACATCCGACAGTTCACCCATGGCGCGGATGGCGTTCGGGTCGTTGTCGGGCGTGCCCGGGCGACCCTGCGAGCGCAGCAGACGATGCGCGGTGAAACGCAGCGCCGGCGGAACGATGAGCCGGACGGCGCTCAGGTTCACCGGGATGCCCTGGTCGTCCTTGCAGTTGGACATGAGGGTCAGCATGTCCTCAAGCGCGGCTTCCGACAGGTCGGCTTGCGTCGCCAGCGTGTTGGCGAACGTGTCGCCGTTGAACAGCGGGTGCGCAGTGCTGTAGAGCGCCACGCCATCGCCACCGGCGTACGCCCCGGCAGTGAACCCGAAATTCAACACGTTCGCGCCCTTGATCTCCTTGGTATGCACGAAGCTCCGGGCCAGAGCCTTGGAGTACTTCGCGCCCATGCGCATGTAGAGGTTGTCCTCCTGCGCTTCCTCGGTGATCGCGAACGCGAGGGCGATGGTTTCGTGAACGTAGCGAGCGGTCCAACCTTCGCCGCCGACCGCATAGTCCACGCCACGACCTTCGGCCTTGACCTTGGCGCCGGGCAGGCCGACCACAAGCTGGTCTTCTTCCCAGGCCTTGTCGGACTGATCGACGTCGAAGATCGAACGCCATTCCTCGGGGTAGCGCTTGTACTCCAGGCCGAACACGGTGTTGAGGCCGCGGTTCAGCTGCTTCTTGATGAGTGCGCGATTCATTGCAGACATGATCTGTGCGCTCCCTTAGATGCCTGCCGCAGACTTCAGCAGGTGTTCGTTGATGAGGCACTCCACCTTCGCGAACGCGCCGGTTTCCGAACCGCTGGACAGACGCAGGATGCGAATCTGTGCGGTGCCGGAGCCGGGGCTGCTCATGTCGATGGAGTGTCGCGACAGACCGGACACGGCGTCACCAGCGGTGGCCGTGATGTCGGCGTTGTTGCCGACGTTGGTCAGTGCGAACGTGCTGGCCTGGGCTTCGAAGATGACGGCGGGGTCGTCGATCACGTCCGCATCGGCATCAGCGCCGCCAAGGGTCGTCTGACCCGCGGCCCACCGGCGTTCGAAGCGAACGTCTCCGCTCGCATCCTTCGAGTTCCATCCCTGGAACACGCCGATGATGTTGGTGTCGCCCGCCGCGGCGACGTCGATATAGCCCGTGGCCAGCAGCTTGACGAGGTCGCCGTAGTGGATCGCGTTGCCGGAACCCGATGCGATCGAGTAGCGGCTGGAGCGGATCGTCCCACCGGAAAGGTGCCGAATGGGAACGAACCCGCGCGGTGCATTGGTGTTCGGCATGGCCGAATCTCCTTACACGTAAAAAAACCCGCTGGTGCGGGTTCTTTTCAGGTTTGTGAATCGGCGTCAGGCATGACCGGAGGTCGTCGACCGTTGCCGCTTTTCACGCGCGAGGTCATCTCG